TATAGATTCAGCTGGTATTCCCGGCTCTATTAACGGAGAAGCAACAGCTGCTGGTATATCTATGGGTCTAGGTGCTATTATTAAAAGACACAAACGTACATTAATTAATTTCCAAGAAAACTTTTTAATACCATTTGTAGAAAAAGCGGCATGTAGATATATGCAATTTGAACCTGAATTATATCCTGCAAAAGATTATAAATTTGTAGCTTCTAGTTCGTTAGGTATTATTGCTCGTGAGTATGAAGTAACTCAGTTAGTACAACTACTACAAACAATGTCTCCAGATTCTCCAATGTATCCAATGTTAGTTGAGTCTATTGTAGATAATATGGGATTAGCTAACAGAGAAGCTATTATACAACAACTACAAAATGTTAATAAACCTAACCCTGAAGAACAACAAATGCAACAAATGCAACAACAAATGGCTATGGAACAAGCTAAGTCTAGTATTGAAAATCTTAAAGCACAAACTGCAGAAATTGTATCCAGAATACAACAAAACAATGTTGAGACTCAATTACTACCTATAGAGGAAGAAACTAAGAGAATAGCAGCATTAGCTAAGTCTGTAGGTTTAGATGAATTTGAAAGACTTGTTAAGTATGCAGAGTTGGAGCTAAAGGAAAAAGAGCTAGACGTTAAAGAGAAAATATCTGAATCACAAGTAAAAATGGCTTCAGATAATAACTCTTGACAAAATAACATAAATATGATATAATAAGGAAAATGATGTTAGACCCTGAATTAGAAAAATATTATAATAATTATTTAGATTTGTTTATGACGGAGGGTTGGAAACAGTTTGAAGAAGACACCAACAACGTCATAAAATCTATAAATTTGTTAAACCTTGAAAATGCTAAAGCATTGCATTTAGCTCAAGGTCAAATGGAAATACTAAATTGGATTCTTGATTGGAAAAATTCTGTAAAAAATTCATACGAAACTTTACAACAAGAAACTATAAATCCAGAAGAACAGGAAAACTTTCAATGAGCTTAATGTTGTTTGATTTTACTTGTTCTAATGGACACACAACTGAACATTTTACCAAATCCAATGTAAAGGAAGTAAAATGTCCTGTTTGTGGTTTAATGAGTAATCGGATAATTTCTCCAACTAACTTTAGGTTAGACCATACTTTTCCCGGATATCACGATAAATGGGCAAGAGAACACGAGAAAGCCGGTGCTAAAAATAATTAATAACCCACAATACTTTTAAAGTACGGAGACATTAAATGACTAAAGTAACAAACCCCCTTGATAAACAAGAAGTAACATTAGAAAAAGATGAGGAACTTGTTGACCTTTTAACAGAGATTGATAAAGAACCACAAGCAGCTGATAGTAATCAGGAAACTGTTGAAGAAAAAATCTTAGAAACAAGTGACGAAGTAACTGAAGATACTGAAAAGCCAAAAGAACTTGAAGGTAAGTACGCTGGTAAGAGTATTGATGAAGTTGTACAAATGCACCAAGAAGCTGAAAAATTAGTAGGCAGACAAGGTGCGGAAGTAGGAGAACTTCGTAAAATTGTAGATGAGTTTATTAAGAACAAGGTAAGTGAAACTAAAGAAAACTTAAGCAACACAGACAATGTGGATGAACCAGATTTCTTTGATAATCCAAAAGAGGCAGTAGCTAAAGCAGTATCTGGCTCTGAGGAAATGAAGCAAATAAAAGAACTACTTGTTAAACAAAATGAACAAGAAGTTCTTGGGAAGCTAACAACCAAACACCCTGACTATGTAGAGATTGTAAAAGACCCTGCATTTGGTGAATGGGTTAAAGGTTCAAAGGTACGAGTAGAGTTATTACAACGAGCAGATAAATTTGATTTTGATGCAGCTGATGAATTACTTTCATTTTGGAAGGAACGCAAAGGCATGGTTGATACAGCAAAAGCTGTTAATGACGAAGACCGTAAGCAGCAGCGTAAAGCAGCTTCTACCGGTGGTAAAGGTTCAGGAGAACCTATATCTCGTAAAATCTATAAACGTTCAGACATAGTCAATTTAATGACTAACAATCCTCAAAAATATATGCAAAATATTAATGAAATACAAAAAGCATATGAAGAAGGGAGAGTTAGATAATTTAACTTTAACTTAAAAAGGTAATTTAAAATGGCACTAGGTACAAATCATGTAACTAATACTACAGCCGCTACATTTATCCCTGAAATTTGGTCGGATGAAATTATAGCAGCTTACAAGAATAATCTTGTATTAGCTAACGCTGTAAATAAAATGTCACATGTTGGGAAGAAAGGTGATACAATTCACATTCCTAAACCAACTCGTGGCTCTGCTTCTGCTAAAGCAGCTTCAACTCAAGTAACATTGATTGCAGCTACTGAAAGCGAAGTTCAAGTATCAATAGATAAACATTATGAATATTCTCGTTTAATAGAAGATATTACTGATGTTCAAGCACAACCTTCACTAAGAAGATTTTACACAGAAGATGCGGGTTACGCATTAGGTAAACAAGTTGATTCTGACTTAGGTTTACTAGCTAAAACTTTTGGTGATGATAATGGTTCTGGCTCTGACTTTGTTCACTCAAACAGTTTTTATGTTGATGCTGCTAATGGTATTGCTGCTTATGCAGTTGATACAGTTGCAGTAACAGACTTATTTACTGATTTAGCTTTTAGAGAGTTAGTAAAAGAACTAGACGATAACGATACTCCTATGGATGGTAGATTTTTAGTAATTCCTCCATCAGTTCGTAGTACAATAATGGGCATTGACCGTTATGTATCTGCAGACTTTGTAAGCTCTGCTCCAGTACAAAACGGCTTAATTGGTCAACTATATGGTGTAGATATTTATGTATCTAATAACTTACCAGTAGTTGAAACAGCTTCAGCTAACTCAGCTTCTGCTGTTGACACAATCGGTGCAATTATGGCTCAAAAAGATGCTATGGTTTTAGTTGAGCAAATGGGCGTTAGAACTCAAACTCAATACAAACAAGAGTATCTTGGTGATTTAATGACAGCTGATACACTTTATGGTGTTAAAACTGTTAGACCTGAATCAGGTTTAGTAATCGCTGTTCCTAAGTAAGGAAACAAATCGGGGGGCTACATTCGTAGTCTCCCTTTTACTATTTGTATAGGAGTTTTGAATGGCTATATTTAGAGGCACAGGTGGAGCAGGTAGTGCAAATGATGACGTTACGGTAACTACGGTAACAACAAAAGCTTCGGAAGCCGCAGCATCTGCAACATCAGCAAGTGATTCAGCAACCGCAGCAGCATCTTCAGCAAGTTCAGCTTCAAGTTCTGCAACCACCGCTACTACAAAAGCAAGTGAAGCTTCTAGTAGTAAAGACACCGCCACAACTAAGGCGAGTGAAGCATCCACATCCGCAACAGCTGCAGCAAATTCTGCTACAGCAGCAGCAGCATCCGCAGCTAACATAGCACAAGACATAGGTACATCAGATAGCCCTACTTTTGCAGGGTTAACTGTTAATGGAGCTATAGTAGCTACCAGTACAGTAGACGGTCGTGACTTACAAACAGATGGCTCTAAGTTAGATGGTATTGAAGCCAGTGCAACCGCAGACCAAACTAATGCAGAGATAAGGGCAGCAGTAGAAGCAGCTAGTGATAGCAATGTATTCACTGATGCTGACCACAGTAAGCTAAATGCTATAGAAGCAAGTGCTACAGCCGACCAAACAAACGCAGAAATAAGAGCAGCAGTAGAAGCTGCTACTGATAGTAATGTATTTACGGATGCAGACCATACAAAACTTAATGGTATAGAAGCATCTGCAACAGCAGACCAAAGTAATGATGAAATTAAAGCAGCAGTAGAAGCAGCATCAGACAGTAACACTTTTACGGATGCTGACCATAGTAAATTAAATGCAATAGAAGCTTCAGCAGACGTAACGGACACTGCTAATGTAACAGCAGCAGGTGCATTAATGGATTCTGAAGTAACTAACCTAGCAGATGTAAAAACATTTGATACTAGTGATTATGCTACTTCAGCTCAAGGAACATTAGCTACTAATGCTCTTCCTAAATCTGGTGGTGCAATGACTGGTGCTATTACTACTAACTCTACATTTGATGGTAGAGATGTAGCTACAGATGGTTCAAAATTAGATGGCATAGCAGCAAGTGCAAACAATTATGTACACCCTAATCATAGTGGAGAAGTAACATCTACAGCAGATGGGGCTACTGTTATAGCAAATAATGTAGTAGACGAAGCTAATTTAAAAGTATCCAATGCTCCTGTTAATGGTTATTCTTTAACAGCTCAGTCTGGAAATACAGGCGGTTTAACTTGGGCGTTGTCTGCGGCTGGTGCAACAGGTGGTGGTACAGACCAAGTGTTTTATGAAAACTCTAGGGTTATGACTACCAACTACACCATTACGTCTAGCAAATCAGCTAGTACAGTAGGGCCATTAACTATTAATAGTGGTGTAACATTAACCATACCGAGCGGAGAGAGGTTAGTCATCTTATGACATGTAAAATTAATGCAGATACAACTGATGGTTTAAAAATAGTTTCTGATACTAGTGGTGCGGTAGATATACAATCCAATGGTGTAACTAAAGTAACTATAGATGCTAATGGAAATGTTAATACTGT